GGCTTTTAGGTAGGCAACAAGTTACCTAACTAAACTCCAAAAACTGATTACGCCATGAATGACGCAACCATTTTTTGGTACCCTTTTGGGTGATAAACGCTTCTTGATTAACCCACATAAACCATGAATTAACCAACCACGTGATACATAGCGCTTCTTAGACTACCGGTGCAAACCAATTGTCTAACCACACCATGCCGAAACACTTGCCAGCTGTACCTGGTTCAAGTGCCACAACACACAAACACAAAGCATAAAACGTAAGTGAAATAAAACACGCAGTTGAAAGTAAAGATAAACATGCTCATTTAATCGAGTTGAGCTCCTCTCAGACTGTGACGGCCTCTAGCTACGTCATCGACAACATGCCTTTCCGTGTCTAATTCATCGCCATCTCCCGGTGCTGCAAGAGCAAAAACACGGATTTTCCGCCTTGTGACGTTCGCTGCGATGATTTGGTGTTTGACTTCCATCTGCTTTGTTGTTAACTTCATCGTGTCTCGAAGAAAGTCAATACCTAGCCAAGCATCCTGAACATTAGCATACCCAGCAGTCACGGCACCTTTCACTGTGAAAGGTTTGCCAACTTGAAGGCTATTCATGTATTGGGCAACGGCTTGCTCGCCAAAGTGGCGCATCACCTGCCTCAAAGTTGGTTGAGCATTAATAATTATGGGTTTGATGGGATAATAAAGCACTTCTTGATCTTCCATATTTGCCATAATCACAGCTCTCCAAGTATGCTCATTAGTGCGCTCCTGAGACGTTCCATTGATTATGCAATTGACAATCCATGCTGGCAATATTGTACTCATGAAAACATCCATACTGACTTGATAATCTCTGCACGTGTTCTCGAACCAACTAGTCAATTGAGCTTCACTAGCTAGTCCGGATTCAATCAAGTTTGAGTGTGGAACATAAGCCTTTATCTTTTCGATGTAAGATGGCGTCATGTAGTTCCTTTGTTGGCGCGGAATCCATAGAGCGCCAAATCCAGTGACTCTCGGTGGTTCAAACGTAACAATTTGCGCAGGAGTTACGTCAGGCTGTAGTTGTGCCTCAGGAGGCCTCACAATTTGCTGTGCCCTAAGTGCCTCAATTTGATCTCTTATTCCTGCCTTCTGTGTTTCCCTCTGAACCACAGTGATTGTTGTGTCTGAGTCCAAATCCTCCATTTCTTGCTGCAGTTCTTCGATTGTTTTGGATGTTGATGCATGTGGTTCAACATAAACGTCAAATGGCGAAAAGCTTTCCGGATAGAACTTCTCAAAGCGTGACGCATCAAAATTTTCATCGACGTACAAGCTTCTAACCTTTTCCCGCTCCATTAGGACATCATTGAGACCATGCTTTTTAGCCCAGAAGTGAGCGAATTTCTCGATCTCAGTCATTAGATCTTCGTATCCAAAACTCTCAATATAAGCAGCATTCAGGGCGCTCCTTGTTCTGAATTGCTCATCACTCCTTTCCCATTCCAAAATTGCCACAATTCGCTCCTTGTCCAACTTTGGTATATACATCTGTTCAGTATCTAGCCACATGAAGCTATGACTCATAAAATCAACATCTGTGATTTTATCACAAACATGATCAAAATCATAGTTCAAGCTTAAGTCTGCGAATACGTCTTTGAAGTGCTCACTAATGGCGTTTGCAGTGCTCCTTGGACAATTGATTAAGAGGTCGTCCCCATTACAGACATACTTGATGTCAGGGCGTGTGACAAAAACCTTAGCTATCGCGTACTCCATAGCAATCATCAGAATCAACGTGTTATCAACAACTGTTGAAGGCTGCCCACTGTTATTGCCTCTAAATTTCCGGATGATATTCCCTTCAATGGTGAGTATTGGCGTGTTCACAATCTCAGTGTAAAGATTGCTCAACGTCTGATTTTCATCTGGATCCAAATCACCAAAAACTGATCTTAACATGCAAACTGCATTAAACATAATTGGGGGTATGGAACTGTCAAACCGACTCCCATCACAGTCAATGAAAACCCAATCATGATTGAAATAGTTCGCCAACTTATTCCACCCTCGATTGAATTTATTGATCCCAACTGTCCATGGTCCTTGCAAATGACACTTATAGAAATAATTGTTGAAGTTATCGACTAATATTTTCCCAGCAAGAAGTGTATCGATTGGTGCTCCTGTGAAAACTCTAGTCTTCCCTTCCTTTAGTTTGTCCACGTGTCGCAACTCTGCCTTCAATGACCCACTCCAAACTCCCAGATGGCCGCTATTCAATAATGCATAACTCTCAACGGCTAAAGAAATGGCATCTTCAGGTGTTAACCCATGCATCCATTGCCCTTTCTTCCCGCTATACAGCGCCCCCATCGACGACTTCTTGTTGAGATCGTCAAAAATCTCGGCTATGTCCCATTGTGACCCTGAATTTCCATGAAATCCAAGCTGTGATAACGTATCATGAACCATCGCTAGCGCTGTGTCAAAAGCGTAACAATCAAGTCTGCCAACCTTTACAGGATCGTCATATTTAGTGAAATCCTTGTAAAAAGCTGCTTTGCTGAGAATGCTAGGGCCATAATGCTCACATAAGTTGTCTCGCATGAAGATATTATCTGGGTAAGTATTGCAGTATTCAACGAATGATGGACGCTTACCCTTGATCACGTGCTTACTGATTCTTGTCACATTGGCAAACCCAACGCTTATTAGATTTCCACCACAGCACTTATCTCCAGGCTTGCCATGACTTTCCACCCCTTGTATCTGTTTCTGAATTGGAAAAGAAGTTGTGGTTGGTAAAAGCCTGCTCCATTCCACCAATTCTGGATTGAATTTCCAGAACCCCTTAGCATACTCCATTTTAGCTAACATCTCTATAAATGTTTCATTCACTGGTTCAAAGATATGAGCTAAAACGGTGTTATACTTCATTTGCATCAGCCTACCACCATTGAACCCCACGATTTTCCGATCCCTACATGCTATGATTGGTCCCCCGCAGTCACCAAGCCGCGTGTCGCATCCATGTTTCCAGACACCTCCATATTGTTTCCCCAGTGGAAAGATTTCTGTCTCTTGCGTTTTCTCAAATCTAAGCCCATTTGGAGTTCTTCGGCAAACAATCATGTACGCTACTTCGCACTGAATTGGCGGTCTAAATATCTGGGACTGCTTAAATGGTGTGACATCGATGGGATTGACCAACACCATTATGTCTTGCTTTGGAACTTGTTCCATCTTTTGCCTCGATAAAATTCCATAATCGTAAAGTCCACGCAGGCTCTGCACAGTTAAAGTGTCGTTTCCACAAGCATTTTTAAAAGTATGAAATGGTGTTATCAGCTTGTCTCCATGAAAGATTCCATGAGTTTCCCCTTTATGCGTCCTCACAATTGCTAAACGTGATGCAATATGCTTATCCTCCGCGTCAACTGTGGGAGTTCCAACGTGAGAATCTACAGCAACGTTCTTTTCCTTGATGATTTCTGCAGCTCCTGTCTGCCTCCACTCACCATGATGATCCGGAAACCCTGATGGCATAAAAGAGCCGATAGTTGCGCGCCTTGAATCATGAGGAGTGAGTCGCACCATAGCCTGCTCACCATTGGCATTATTCGTGTATTTTAATTTGAGCTCATTGACTACCTGCTTTCTAAAAATCCCAGTTTCATCGTCTAATTCTAACATTAAATCAATTAAACTGGCTTCTCCAACAGGTACTGCCTCGGTAGTCAAACCGCCGGCCGACAACGCAACGGTATCGTAGTCGTTCGGATCAATACCATATAACACTTTGAATGGCTTAACTCGGGTATCTGACCCTGGTTTCTTCCCTTTTAACTTCATTTGTCGTGCTTTTTGAGCTTTCGACATTCTGCCGTGTATGACGTCTTGCGAGTATTCTACACCGTACTCCTCAACCATTGCATCGTCTGTTCCACTAAAAACAAAGCATGCATTTCGCTTATCACGATTGAGACGTATTTTCTTTCCATGCTGCTCTATGAACTCATATTTTTCATTTCGTTTCATCCACCACCAAAACAAACACCCTGTTAGTGCAACAGCAAACATTGCTGTTCCAACAACATTCTTCGTAATTGCAGGCTGTCTCAGTTCGAGTACATGTTTTTCAAGGAAGTCTGTTTTAGATTGTGATTCAAGATAAGCTGCACACTCACCGTTTTCAGTGAAAAACTCCACCAATTTATCGTAATCACTTGTGATTTCGACTTGCCCTAGTTGATCATACAGCAACTGTAAACGGTTAACTTGCAAATCAAGCCTGTCGAGGGCTGCTTTTGCCCTTCTCTGATACCAACTTGTGCACAATCCAACAAGGCTCCTCGTGACACTACTGCTTTGGACGTGCAATAGCCCATCTCTCCATGATTTGCTGTTTTCAAGAAGTTCTCCGACCATAAGTTTCGCTTGCCCAACTGTTTTCTCACCAACACTTATCTTATGAGCGACTGTTATGAAGTTCACATTATCAACAATAAATCGCGCATTGCTCGTTGACATACAACTCTTGACACACTCGGCGAGCTTTATGTTGAAGTCCTCACTCAAATCTGAACAATACCATGGTATCTTAGTTGCAAGTACATGTTCGTTCTTCTCATTTCGCCTCATGTATGTTGATAATGGTAGCCAGTTACATGCAGCAATGGCGTTGTAAGAGGAGCATATTGGAACTGCATCAGTGCGCAAAAGCAATGGTTTAAACAGCTCATACACTACACGTGGAATTTGACCTGATGGTGTGGCACTGTGGGCGACAAGTAACTTATTCAATTCAAATTGCCCAGAAACTAAAGCTTGTTGTCTTGTCAAAGTTCCAATAGCAGCCACGTCCACTCGATCACACACTGGTTTTATCCCATGAGCAAAACATAATAATGCTGATTCGGTTGCAGTCAACACACTTGGCAGTGCGTCGACTAGATTTCCACGCCCAAATCGGAGCACAGTCCCTGGCTTAATCCTCCCTGCACGCCCGAATCTTTGAATTCTTTCTGCTCGCGATATTCTCTGCCTCCCTAGTGTGATACACCGCTCATCGCTTGAAAGATTGGGGCTGATTTTCTCACCAAAATCAACAACAACATCAATGTTGAATGTCACTCCATTTTCAATTATATTTGTCGCAACTATGAACTTCTTCCCTTCACCCAATGATTGGATTTGTTTATCCACATCCGCATCACGTCTAAAGTTTCTGCTATCAACTTTCAAAACTTTGAAGCCTTTAGATCGCAATCCGTTAGCACATGTGTCGACATCCTTGAAAGATGCAACAAAGACAAGAATTACGTCCCCAACAGAAGTTGCATCACCAACAACCCCAGAGCCCTGCATAGAAACCCAGCTTTCAATCGGCATTTCGCTCAAGGTTTCTACCTTAATCTTGTGCCTGGTTTCGCATTCACAGTCCATTCCAGCATGGGTTGCTGATAACTTGACAATTTTCTTCTTCGGATCTGTGGTTTTGATGAAAGAAAACAAAGGTGCAAATTCAACGGGATTAGTGTTAATTTCATCAAGTAACACATAATCATAGCGGTTTAATTCCATTGGTTTGTGCACCAAGAAGTTCAATGCGTAACCATAAGTCATTATCGTGATTGGTGCGTTACCAGTATGTATTCTTCCTCGGTAAGCTACATTAACATCCATGTTGAAAAGCACCATGAATGATGTTAATAAGCTTTCTGCCAAAACTCTCGTGGGAACACAAATTAGCACGTGTCCAAACATGCTAAGTTCCTTGGGTAACCTTGTTGATTTTCCTCCACCAACACCACTATAAACACGCACGTCGGTTTCCCCTGATGTGCGAATGTTCATTGCTACCTCTCTCGCAGAACTTTCTGTAATTGCAAGCATGCGCAACGGGCCACTATAAATGGGATCCGCACACACGTTGCCATATTGGATTTGATGTTGGAACCACCTTTCAAAAGTCATATCATTGTGATAGAACCACGTTGGCACTTCAATTTCGAAAGATGTGAATTTAAGGGATTCCTTCAAGTCCTGCTCAACTTTATCGTTAGGTTCATTGGCGTGGCTCTCAATCCCAACAGACCCAAGAACAGTGCATATACTCCTGACTTTGTTCATTGTTGCGCATGCGGCTGCCCCCCACTCGTAGTCAACTATGCCTGCTATAAGTGCAAAAATGGCGCAAATCTTGAATAAAAATGCTTCCTCTTTTTTGCCATGTTGCTCAACATATAACTCTCCATCTCCGAGATCTTCAAACTGTTTCTTCTCGCGTTTAATCATCTTCCTAATTTTAGGAATCCAAGTTGAAATATACGCCGTGACCACCATAACGACTAGTGCTCTCAGACACGACGTGAAAATAGCTCCCCAGGCCTCACTAGCCCAGCTTGACACCATCGCTCGTGTTCTACCATAAAAGCCATATACTACGGCGTCGGCACAACGCACAGTTGTTCCTTTGACTCTTACATAAACTCCGTGTGTGGCTGCATATAACACTTCCTTGCACGCACCCCAAATCACGCGTAAATTCCATGATTGTTTCCCGTATGCGCGCTCGTTTGCCTCTTCGAAAAGTTTCTGCGCATTCGAGGAGTGTGGCATTAATTTCAAACGTTGCCATTCGTGCCAAGAGAACAAGTCTCGATGATACATTGTGATGAGCTTTCGCGATGAAATTTCTTTTGCGATTAATCCAATGTTTTTTTCAAGGATTCTATCAACTAGCTCATACTTATTTGCTTCCCTCACCTCGTTGTGATATGCATGGACCATTCTATCCACCACCGAATCCCGAAGCCCATGAATGTCAGCATGCTCTTCAATGATTTCCCTCATAGACGCTGCATATTCAACACAAACATCGTCGACACTTTGAAAAATATGAAGATGCTTGCCAACATACTCCAATTTAATGAACAAACCCACCAATGAGTGGTCTCTGGCCATAATGTCGTTAATGAAATCATGCTTCTCGCAGCTTCGGGCAAACAACCATAACACTGATGGTGACGTGCAAATTTTGAATATATTCTCTGGGTGGTGTTCAAATAGATCAATGAAAGCATTCTTCTTAGTCACCCAGTCATAAATGCCACCAACCTTATAGGTTAACATCTCACCTTCAACTTTCTTATGGCACAAGTCTACAAGTTCACCAACAGTTGCTACTTCAAGTGCATGCCAACCTTGATTTATTGTTCCAAATTGTCCCAAAACATGGATGAGTTTGTTTGCATGAGAAACTAAATGAATAGCAGCCGGACACCCCCTAACTTTTGGATAATCAAGCGAAATTGCTCGAAGCTCAACTAAATATTGCTCAAAAGTCGGCCAAGCCCCTAAGTTCAACACAATTTGGTTCATTTGATTCTTATAAAACTCCATTTCATCCTCATTGATAAAACCAACCATTATTGCAAGTTGGTTAGCGTAGCAGTAACCTTCATTGAACTCCCAGACGGTTGCATCGTGGAATGTTGGCAGAGGAATTTGCATGTTAGATTCGACCCGGTGGATTCTTACATGCTGTTTGGTCGGACAAAGCGGGCCATACATCTTGCTACCATCAACACCTTGCTTGCAACCAATTGAGAAAAATGTCTTATCGTTCTTCATCAAGCAAGCTCCACTAGTGTTATCTATGACGTCTTCCCCTATGAGCGTGTGAATAGCGTTCATCGACTTAGCATTGTCCATTAGGGCAAAAGCTTTGCTCAATGAAGTCTCAGATTTGATGACTGCCATCCCTACTTTGTTGGCTCGGCTCATAATATTGGGAAAGAACTCATATATGCTCTGATATTTTCGTAAAATATCGAAGTCTCCAGTACTAGTTGCCCTAGTGTCCAAGTACAATTCCCGAGCATTTGCGACTTGGTCTGTTGCATTTAAAAGCTGAATTTCATCAACTGCCTTCTTCAGAAAAGGCATATGCTCCTCATTTCTCTGATGTAAAATCCGCACTTGGTTGTGGAGCGCTTGCCTGTCAATTTGTTGGTCGTTTTGAGCCCCTGCAAGTGATTGGTGAAGCATTGATATTGACGTATGCAATCCCTGTAAGTGTTGCATTATGAGACTCAGTCGCCCACTGTACGGTTTCCACCCAATCCTAATGTGCGCAAACATATCATCATCGCTGGTTATTGTCGCAATCTTATATGGTGGTGGTGCTTGTAGCTCAAAAAGTTTTATGAGCTCATCATAAATAAACTCATCCCGCTCGCCGCGCTGCTTAGCCTTGCTCAATGCGTTGACTATATCTGCACGCTTACTCTTGATAACCCTAAGACAGCATGTTTTGCAGTATAAATGGCCTTTTGGAATGACTGCTGCAACAAGCCTAGCCAGCCTGCCAATGAGTTCATTGTTAGACGATTCATATGGTTCGTGATCAGCTTTTAGCCGACTAGCCCTGTCGAATTCGTCCTTGAAATTGGGTACAACAGAACTTGCATAGAATTGAATCTGCTTAAGTCTAGTGGCCCCTTTCTTTTCAAGTGCATTCTCAATCTTGTTCGTGATCAAGTTTCTACCTTGCACCACGCATATGTCATCAATGAAAACGAACTTGTCCCAATCGCATTCCGCCACTTGATTCTTATGCAAAATCACTCCACTCCAACCTGGACGCACCTCGAAGCTTCTAACTTTCTTCTCACGCTCGATTCCACCACACAAACATAGCTTATTCTTGTGGCAAAACCATTCCCTCTCAGTCGGATACATATCATCTTCACCAGACTTGCTAATGTCCCTCGTGGCATGCCTTAACTTAACAACATTAAAAGATTTCACGCCCCCAATAATTTCAATAGGGGTGTTTCTCTCGAGGCAAATTTCAACTAATTCCTGCATAAAGTCGTCAAGCGGTATATTTGCAACATTTGGTGCTTGCATTGTTTTAAATTTCTTTTTGCTTGCAGTTGGTTTACCATCAAAGATCTTGACAATATTCACTTCTCCCTCACAGATGGATTCGTGCGCTTCCCATTTAGCCTTACTGATGATGCTATGCTCTTCATGAACGTGCTGATCAATGGGCACGAGAGGAACCATAAGATATTCCTCCTCAACTTTTCTTGGGTCATCAATGTGTTTATAAAATAGATCTTTGCATTTTTCACAATTGTCTCCATTAAGACCCTCCAGTTCATTACTGCTCACGTGGCAATACGGACACTCGAAAATATCCTTTATCCCATCATAAAATACTTGAACTTTGGTTGCCTTCAGTAAACGCAAAGCAGCGTTTTTGTAATTCCCTTTTCTTGTTCTGTAAATTCCTCCCAACCTTGTTTCATTCATGAAATTGTTGAAAGCTGGAAATGACTTGCACAAAACCTTATTCCCGATCACGGAGAATTTATCCTGAACAAAAAGCCCTTTTGCTGCCTTCTTGGTTTCAGATTTATGGGAGCTTCCTGTTTGGCAAATCAGAATGGGTTCAATGTCAGGTCCTTCTATTATCTCATCAAGTTGGACAGCAGCTTGAATTCGTTCCCCTTTTGTACTTACTTCATAATTGAATGAGCCAAAAGTTATATTGTATTTGATTACTGGCTCTTCTTCCTTCGTCGCATCTTCAACTTGTGCGTTTGCTGACACCATGATAGGACACACCATAGCGCCTATGTTCATCACATCATTACAAGCTCTCACTGCCGGTTTAACAACTGGTTCAGCAATGAAAATTGCAGACGCTGGCTTGGGTTTAGCAACCCAGACAGCCGACTTAGATGACGTGGCAGGAATTGCAGCAGTGGTCTTGGGCTTTGTAACCCACATAGTTGTTTTTGGTTTCTCAACTAACTCTTTCCCGTCAATTACTGTTCCAGATTTGGTCACGCTTGTAGCCACAACAGGTGTCGCAACCATGCGCGCATTAACAGCGTCGCTAATTGGTTCATCGGTTTTCTCATGTATAATCTCAAACTCCACAGACTTTTCAGCCTCTTTCGCGACTTCAATAGCACTTTCTTCAGTGGTCTCCTCAATGACCACATTGACCTCTTCATCTTGTGGTCCATTAAGAGCCGGAAATTCATCATTGGATATTGAGAAATTGGTCTCCTCGAGGACTTCTTCCTGCTTTTCCTCGTTCATCTTGGCCACATCAAGTTTATAGGCCAGCTCTTCAAGCATTTCTTCCTCATAAGCAGTGAGTTTTTTACCAGCTGATTTCTCTATAGCTCTGATCTCTTTTTCAAGTTGACCCACGGTTGGTGCTACTTCGAGCATGTCGGCTCTAGCAGCCTCAAACAGCGCCCAGGTGGCGTCTTCGTATTCATTCCACCCGCCAAGAGCGCGTGCGACATCATTTTTGTTATCAAGTACGTTGTCGTCGCGCTTGTTGAATTGCGAACCGCAATCCTCGCAAAACCATCCTTCCTCAGAATCGACAATTACGTCACAATCGGGACAGAAGTGGCAGTTGTACTGCACCTTGTAAATTGTTCCTCGCGCAATTGCGATTCTCAGTTGCTCAGCTGCTGGAGTCAGTCCACCTCTTTTGCCCATGGCAAATAGATGGTAATCTTTTGCGTCATAGAACGCAAAAATATTTGCCGCAATTTGGTGAGTGCCAACAGAGACACTTCTTCTCGACCCATTATTTTGCGCTTCAAGTGCGGCTTTTCCCCATTTAGCTATGCATTGTTTGTAAGTGAGTTTGGATTTCCCCATTTCTGCGTGTGATCCGTTTCTAAGCGGACACCACAGTTCGATAAAATTGAAACAAAGTCTTTAAAATAAAGTTGAGTTGCAAATAAGTTTGCTAAATTCACGCTTTTCTTTCAAATTTTTTCTATATCATTTTTATTTT